TTTTCGCGTTTTTTTTTTTTTTTTTTGAGTGATCATATATAATATTACATTAGATTAAATAAAGTAATACAAATTAATCGTAACGATCGCCTCAGCTTGGAAGGACAGAGCACGCTCTGCTACTTCCAGCTTCTTCTAGGAAGTGTTCCCGATTCCAGTAGATAGCTTGCAGTTCAGGACTACGCTTGGATAAGCTTAGCAGTCTGTGGCTAACTTCTGTTCTTGATGGGAAGTGGTCGAGCTGGATGAATCCCAAACCAACGTTTGGATCAAACAACCCGTGAAGGCCGGTCGCGCTGGGAGTAAAGCCAGCGAATTTGAGCTCCGAGTAGATGTGTTCACAGATCGGACGTATCTTGGGGTCTCCACAACTTGCGTAGTAGATTCCAATTGAACGAGCCATGAGTCTTGGATAAGTATCACGGAGTGACTTAGGGTGCAGTAGTTGAGCTAGGAGTTGGACAGGGTCTCTTTGTGGGTAGCCGTTCCAGTTGTAATAGCTTAGTACTTGGGCACCGTGAATACCTATAGATGCGCCACATTTATTTGGGTTCAATTTTGCGTTGAATCGGCGCTTTGCTTCAGTAGAGAAGTCTTGTAAAAAGTCAGCCCATTTCGAAATGGGTATGTGTTTGAGTATTCCGAATATAACGTCGTCGCCTAGCACTTTGATGAAGTACTTTTCGGTTACGTTGAATCCGAGAGCTTTGAGGACGCTCACAACCATAACACTGTTATAGAATGAGTCCCAGAATTGGGTACAGAATACCCCTGATGGGATGCCAGCGAATCTACGACGGTAAACTTTACCGGTAGTGGTGGTGCTGGGTGAGTCTTTGTAAGCATGTCCGATCCAGTTCCAAAGGTTTTCTAAACGTTCGGGGTCTGTTCGGGAGAGGGGATAGGTCCGAGTGGGACAGTAGTTCCCGCAGAAGCAGAAATATGATTTGACAGCGTCTCTGCAGTCATCGAGCATTGAGAAGTAAACTCGCATATCGAATTCACTCCAATCAAGGTTGAAGATAGTACAGAATTGTCGCCATTGTTGGTTAAACTCGTCGTTCAGACGATACCAACCGCCATTAAGGGTTTCATAGTTCCACAGTAAAGGAGTCTTAGCGTCAGTAAAGTAATTACTGAAGAGTGGCCAAAAGAACATCGCTTCAGCGAATATCATAGGCTTGGGGACTCCAAACACGGTTCTGATCTTAGGAGGTTCGCCTACGCGAACCAGAGCAGGTTTCACATGTAAGTCAATATGGTGCAGAGATACAGGTTTTGCGTTCTTAACATTGTGAATGTAGAGTCGGCTATAAGAGAAGATCTCATTGTAGCAATTGTGAAAAGACATTCGAGCGTTGTCGATGATCTCATCATGCATTGCAGATTGCACGCGTAACTTGAGTTTGTTGTCGTGCGTGAACGGGCGTTCAGCACTGGTTGACAATTTCCATGGATACCATCTTAGGTCAGTAAAGTGGACAGGGTGGATGGGATGTGTTGGTCGGAACCAACTGGTAACTAGAGCGAGGGCCTCATAATAGATATCATCTTTGATGATTTCAAAAGGTTCAACGTCATATCGCATGAAGAATTCTTCAGCGGAAACTTCGTTCGCGTGGGAGCGATAGAAGCCGTTAATAGCTTCATTCGTGGCGTCTGAGCCAAGAACGCTGCTGTAAAGGGTGATTGCCTCTCGGACGAGGTTCTGACAACCAAAGAACCAATCATTAGGTTTCTTTGAAAATCGCGGAATTGCGGGCCAGAAGTGGTCTTGTCCAAGGTACTCAAGATTTGACATTTCTTGGTTTTCTTAAGGAAAAGAATTTAAAAGCTTGGAAAAATCGA